CGCGAAGACGTGCCATCAAAAGCATAGAAGCCATCCTCACCGAGGTAGTAGGCCAGCGCCCCGAGCTGCGCTATTGACTTGGGCGCCGGCGTGCCCCGCACGCCTTCCGCCGGGTAGAAGCCGAACACGGTCGGAGAACCCTGAAACACGATCCGCCATATAGCGCGCTCGAAGAACACAGCTCCGTCTGCCGTACCGAGGTTGCCGACGATGCCGGTTATCCATCCTTGATCCCCGGGGATGATCTGAGAGCCAGCCAAAAGCTGCGCCTCTGTGGTGCTGCCGGTTACCGGCCAGGTTGTCGGATCGTCGATCGCACACCACTGCACGCGCTGAGGCTGCTCTCCGTTCGTGCTATCGAACGTGTTCGCCACCATCACGAAGTCTTTGATCGTCGCGATGTACCGCGCCTGCGGAGCAGCCGCCGCGAGGTCGGCAAAGGCCGTGCTCGATCCGAGCGTGAACGATTGCAAGTTTTGCCCCTGCGCCGCGCCGATGACGCGCTGACCGTATTGCGTGAAGAACCAGCGTTCCCCTGCGGCCACCGAATACCCCCCGCCCTTGCTGACGTTTGTGAACGCGGTATTGCCCGGGGCGAGTTCGTACAGCTTGTCGGCCGTGCCGGCGAACAGATAGTTGTTCGCGCCTGAGTCAATCGCTACGACCGCACCCAGGCATTGTCCATCGAGTGCACTGCTGCTGAACGGCGACAGCGTTCCCACAGGCCCCCATGACTCCTTCGTGCGCGGAAACAGGTTCACGATATTCGCGGACGCACCGTTCCCGTTGTTCGCCGGAAGATCAGGGGCGAAATCCGCAATGGCGAGCTGCATGATCAGAAATAGGTCGGCCGGATGCGCCGCGGCGTGCGCTTGAGCGTTTCGCCTTTCAGCGTGGCGAGGGCGTCGAGTTCCGAGACTTTCATTGCGGACGCCATGTCGGCGTCGCGCAGCACGTGCACCGCGAGCTCGTACTTTGCGCGGCTGCGAATCATCAGTTCGGCGTCGCTGACCCACGCGTTTGTATCGGTCGATGCCGACAGCACGAATAGGCGCTTGATGCCAGAGAGGGCGATCGGATACGTGTTGTCCGGGATCGGATAGAAGCGAAGCTGCTCGGCGAAATATGCGAAATCGACCGGCTGCCCGTAGACGATCGGATTGACCGACGTGTCCTCCAGGTACTCCGGCGTGCGCGGATTCATCGAATATCGGTTGCCGCTCACCGTGACCGTTACGCGGTTGAGCGTGACCATCGACGCGATAAGAGGCGAATCGGCGCTCGAATAGAACTCTTGCCCCTGCTTCGTGTTGAATGCCGCTTCCTGCCGAAGCTGATTGAAGTAGAACGGCGTGCGCTCGTAGAACTGGATGGCCGTTTGGATCGCATTTTGAATCTGAGACGTTAGGTCCGATCGAATGATCTCGTCCGCAATGCGTGCCTGCATCAGACCGTAGGAGTTGTTGTTGAGGCCGAGGTCGCTACTCGGCTTGACGAAGATCGTCATAGGACAACCTCCGGAGGCTGCGGCGGCGCACTAAAGACGCCGCCTGCATACGTGGAACCGATGCCGACATAAGCACCGTCCGGGATCTGCACGATGGTAGAGCCTGCAGGCGCTTCCCATGGCGTCGAGCCGTCCCATTCGATCGTGTTCACGACGACACCGTTTTCGATGATGGCGTACTTCATCAGTCGTACTCGTAGACGACGACTAGTCCTGCACCGCCATTGCCGCCAGCGACAGATGCGCCGGTCGTGGCCTGCGCGGCCCCACCACCCCCTGCCCCGCGCGTGCTGGAGTTGCCGCCTGCACCATTGACGCCGGTAGCACCACCGGAACCGAGCACAGACGAGCCACCGAACCCCCCAAAAGCGACCCCTTGCGAGGGACTCGTAATGCCGAATCCTCCCGGCGCGCCAGAGCCCGCGAATAGATTTCCGGCGGTCGTGACCGTGCCGCCGGTGGGGGGTTGCGTAAAACTCACAGACGTGGAGCCGCCACCAGTCGCGCCGCCGCTACCACCGCCAGCGACAATCAATGTGCCGAAGCTAGAGGTCCCGCCTGCGGTGCCTGCGTTGGCGCCGGCCGCACCGCCGTTTCCTCCTGCACCAACCGTTACGGTCACGCCGGAGAAAGCGGAGGTGATGCGCCCTACGCTGTACGCACCTGCGGCACCACCGGCCGCCGCATCATAGTTGCTGGCACCCGGCGAGCCGACGCCGCCGCCACCGCCGCCACCGCCGAGGACCGTAACAATGACGCTAGCCGTGCCAGCATCAGGTGTATATGTGCCGCTCGAGGTGAAGACCTGAACGCCAATCAGCGAGCCGGTGGGATAGCCCCATATCGGGTCGGACGACGCACCCGCACTGATAAGCGCTTGACCAGCTGTGCTCGGCGCGACCTGAGTAATCGGTGATGTGCCGTTTCCGACCTGCACCGCGTGCGCTGTGCGCGTCGCAAGACCACTGCCGCCTTGCGATACGGATAGAGGTGTCGTCAGTCCGGAGAGCGACGTGATGTTCGCGTTCGCGCCGCTCGTCGCGATCGACGAATTGCACTGAAAGCCTGATCCGTTTGTCCACTGCAGTGCTTGCGCGGCACCGTTGCAGCCGGCGACGCTCACCGCGGCGACGTTGGCCGTCGATCCAGTAGCGTTGCCCAGCAACGTATTCGCGCCGACTTGCGCGATGTTGCCGAGCGTGATTCCGTTCGTCAGACTTTGGAACGAATAGGCTCCCGCTCCGGTTCGCGTCAGGAAGCCGGTGCTCGCGAAGCCTGTAATGTTGTCGAGACACGTGCCGCTCGCCGCCGAACAGTTCGTGCCGCCCGAGGCGACAGGAAGTGGCGTCGTGAATGTCGGTGCGGGCGCGGTAAGCGTGCCGCGCACTGTGACGTTCTGGAACGTCGGGCTCGGATACGTTTGGGCGAGCGCGATCAGCGGCAGCCAGAGTGCCGCGATGAGGATTCGTTTCAGCATGGTCAGGAACTCGAGATGACGCCGCCGTTGTTCCATGGCTGCCCAGGTGTCGATGGCAGCGTCGTCGGCAAATCGGCGATCAGCATGTCGTTGAGGATGATGTCGCTCTTGGTGATGGACTGAATGCCCGCGCCGCTCACGCTAAACTGATAGTGACCATTAGGCGCATAGAACGAGAAATTGCCTAGAGAATCGGTCGTTAGCACGTTGCTCGGGTACGGCGTGACGCCGTTGTCCGAATAGATCGTTGGCACGGTAAGCGACGGGTAATTGAGCACAGTCACCTGCACATTCGCCGCTGGCTGCCCATTCGTCATCACCACGGCGTCCTGGTATTTCTGCACGCTCTACCCCTTGCAGTTGCGGATATGAATGACGATGCCGCGGCCCGTCTTGCCGCATTTCGGGCACGACAAGCGCTTCGTCTCCTCGACAACCGGCGCGGGCTCGACGACAGGCTCAGGCACGCGCCCCGCGGGCTTTTCTTCAAGCTCGTGATTCGCGGCCATGAGCCACCACATCCCGTCCATCAGTAGTCGTCGCCGCTCGCGATCGTCTTCATTCCCTTGGGTGCCTCTCCAGATGCGGCCGGGCGCGGATCGTTGCGGGCATAGCCGCTATACCCGCGTGCCGCTTTGCCGGGACCGCCGGTGTAGACCTCGCCGGCACCAGCCACCGGACCGGCGCCTTTGCGCTCCGTGTGATAGGGCGAGCCGCTCGAGCCAGTGCGGAAGCTCGCTTTCCGGTTCGCTGCACGTTTTGCGTTTGCCATTTCGATTCCTTCAAAAAAATGGGCGACGCGAACGCCGCCCTAAGACCACCGCGAGGAGACTCTTGAATTACGGATCCATCGTGTATTCGACGCACACGCGGATCGTGCCGCTGGCAAACGTCGCCGCAGCAGCGTTCACCTTGGCATATAGCCACGTGTCCGACGTGTAGGTCGCACCTACAGTACCCGCTACGCCGGCATAGGCAATACCGCCCGTCTGCCCGATGGTCGATGCGGCAATGAACTTCTGGGCCGTCGTGCCATCGCCCACGTCAAACTTGAGCGTAGGCGTGCCGTTCGTATCGATCTTGTCGGAATCGAGTGTGACGCCAGTGATGACGGCTCCCGCCGGAACCTTCATAAGCTGCACAAGATCGCCGGCCGACGGCGCGCTGGCGAAGGTGTATGTCGCAACAACGTCGATCGCGCCAGCGGGCAGGAACTTCGGCGAAACGCCCGGCTGCGCTTTGTTGGAAAGAAGGGTTGTCATGTCGCGCTCCTATCAGTGCTGGACGGCGTAGGTGGAGGCAACGATCGACGCGAAGTCGGAGCTGTTGAACACCGTCTTCTTCATGCCGAAGATTGAGCCAGCCGACACGCCGAGTTCGTTTTCGTAGTCGAAAAGTTCTTCGACCCACGTGTAACGGTTCGGCCCCGCATCACGTCCGAAGGCGAGCATGGCCGCTTGCGCGCCGCAGAAAACCGCGCGGCGCACGTTGGCGACAGCCGTCGTGGGCGTCGTCGAATTGCAGCCCGTCGTGATACGCGCATCCGAATGCAGAATCACGCCGTTGTACATGCCGAGCGAGCCGTCGAAGATCGGGTTGTCGCCGATCTCGCCGCCGGTCATGGCCGCCTTCTGAATGTCGAGCCATTGCCCGGTGCTGGTGTTCGTGCGCAAGTCCGTCACCTGATACGGGTGCAGGAACATCACGTAGCAGTCTTTGCCAGCAACGCGGATCGGACGAATGGCCGGTGTGAGCGTGCGCGCACGCTCGACGCACTTGTCGATCAGCGCCAGCGTGAATGTGTTGCTCGAGATGAGCGACTCGTCGGCCGTGCCGCCGGCCGCATCCAGACGGTGATTCGCGTCGGGCGCGATCGTGGCTTGGTTGCCGGTGAAGCGCGTGTCGGTCTGCGCGGTGTTGCCGCAGATTTGGTTGAAAAACGACGCGTCAAAGCGGTCAGCCCACCAGTCACGAAGACCGGAAAGCGCCTCTTGGCGCACATCGAACGGAACGCGCTGTTGCGTCATGCGGCCCGCCGACCGCACAGCATGCCGAAGCTGATTGATGAGCACGGCATCGCTGTACGTCGTCAGCGCCTCTTCGTTGCCCATCAACGTGCCGTCACCCTGAACGCCACCACCCGAGAGCTGCATGCGAAGACCGAACGTGATCTTGTCGCCGGCGGATTTTTGCGCCTCATCCTTGATCTGGATGAGCGACGACGAGTCGTTGCCCATGAATTTGCTGGCCCAGGTCTGCTTCAGCGCTTCGACTGCGAGCTTCTTGGACCAGAGCTTTACGGCAAGGGGATCGTTTGTGCCCCAGCTGGAGACTGCCATGATTGGACTCCTAAGAATGAATGAACAATTCGGGTTCGTCGCGTGTCGCTGCGACTGCGAATTGCCCGGTCACGCCCGGAGCAAGCGAGGCTTGGATTGACGGCCCAAGAGCCGAATCGGGGCGCTTTCAGGAGGCCCCGGAATCCTTCGATACGGTTCAGCGCGCCGACAGTTCGGCGTTCAACTTCTGCCAATTCATGCCGGCTGTCGCCTTCGCAAAATCGGCGTCGGACATTGCAAGCAACTTCTCGATCGACATGGGCGGGATTGCGCCGCCGCCGGCACCGCTCAGCGACGCGGCTTGCTGCTGCCCTTGTGCGATGGCGGCCAGTTTCGCCGCAGCATCCTGTTGCTGCGTAGCGCCCTGCGCTCCAACGGCCGGTGCCTGAGCTGCCTTGTAGCCTCGAGCCTTGGCAAGGTTGTATGCAGCCTCGGCGACGCTCGTACCGTTGCGCTGCGCGATATTCACCATCGCCATCACGTCTTGATTGAGCGCTTGCTGGATCTCCATCGGGTTGAGCATCCCGAGCGCGCGATACTCGGCCGCACGCGACTGCTGCAAGAAAGCGGCTGCCGCGTCATAGTCCGGAGCCTGCTGGCGGAACGCCGCTTCATCGGCCGCCAACCGGTGCTGAATCTGCTGCTGGATGACTTGCTGCTGCGTCATCTGCTGCTGTTGCTGACTCTGGCCGGCAAGGTGCTGCGCCATCTGCTGCATCTGCCGAGCGAGGATCTCGTTTTGAGCGCGCAAATGCCCAACCGGATCGGCTGCATAGTCCGGGATGGGGATCTGCGGCTCTTGTGGTTGCTGCGGTTGCTGCTGGGCAGCCAAAATGCGCTGCATGAGCGCGGCCTGCTGGTCCCGCATCTGCTGCACTTCATCGCGCAGTCGGCGACGCTCGGCGCGCTCTTCCTGCAAAGCGGCCAAGGGCACGGTGCGCTGATCAGCCTGCTGCTGCGTGCCGTCCTGCTGCTGTTGCTGCGCGGCACCGTCCTGCTGCGTCGCTTGCTGCGTCTGCACGCCGGCTTCCGGCGTGGCTGGCGTCGATGCACCCAAGCCCTCTGTGTGCTCGCCCCCAGACTCGAAATACGCGGCTTCCTGCGTTGTCAATCCATCCTGCCCTGCGGTGTGCTGCTCGGCCATGTCGTCGGTCCTCTACGTTGTCCCGGATGCCGTCCGGTGCGGGTGTTCAGTGCAGTGCTTTCGGTGCCTGCAAAACCGGCGGATTCAGTGCCGTGTGCATCTCGGCTGCAGCGCGTACGGCGTCGGCATTGGCCTTCGTGTTCGCGGCGCGCGCCTTCACAAGTTCGGTGAGCATGTCGAGCGGATTGGCTTGCTGCTGCGGCTGAGGCTGCATGGCCTGGTGCGCGTGCGCTATCTTTTCCTGCGCGCTCGCCTGATTGAGTTGCGTCTTGCTGTTGATCTCGCCGACGCGCGCTTGCTGCTCCTGCAACGCGATTTGCTGCGCAGGATTGGGCTGCTGTTGCGCCTGCATGACCGTACGCTCGATATCGGCCACGAGCGTCGAGGGAAGCGGGCTGTATTGCAGAATATCGATCCATACCTGCGCCGGCACTTGCATGTTTTGCAGCATCGGCATGAGCTGCATTAGCGCATCCCACGTCTTTTCCTTCAGATTCGGGCTCGACGGCGTGTCGTCAACGATCACGTCATATTCGAGCGTGTCAGGCATGCGAATCAGCGGCACATACTGCGCAGACTCGGGGCCGCCGATACGCACGAGGCGCCCGTCGCTCATGAATGTGGTCAGATACCACAGCAGCAAGCGCCCCTGCTCTTTGCGATAGCGACGCAGGCCGTCGAACATCGAGGCGAGCACCGTCATCCCGGCCTGCTTGCGTGCGTCTTCGACGATGCCTGGCTGGTCGCGATTGACCATGCCGAGCAGTTCGAGATTCACGCCCGACACGTCGCGAATGCTCGACACCGCGAATTGCATGAGCTGGTCCATGCCGGCCGGGAATTGCACCTGCGGCTTGGGCATGATCTTCTGCCCGGAGATCGCGCCGCGCGACACGATCGTAATGGCGTCCGGCGAGCTCCATGTATCCTGCGCTTCGTTCACATCGTCGAATGCGTCTTCCTCGGCGATGATGCCGCCCTTGGCGTTCGTGTTCATGATGTGCAGCGTCTGCGCGAGCCACTTGTTCGCCCACTTCTGCGGGTCAATCATCGCGCGCACGATGCCGTACCACGTGCCCTTGTTGCGGTCGCGCTTGCCGGTAATGCACTTCCACGTGAATCCGCCCTGCTTCGGGCCTGGCAGCACCTTCAGGATGCGCGAGCCAAGGAACGCACGACGATAGACCTTTTGCTTTTGCTCAACATGCATCAGGTCGGGTCCACCAATGGCCTTCACACGCGCTTGGAGCTTGTCGAACGCCGAGCGCTCAAGCCTGGACATCTGGCCGGTCGTCGGATCGACGTAACGCACGACGGTTTGCTTCTCCCACCATTGCGCCTCGACGACACGCACGCGGTAGTTGCGCTTGTCCAGGTCCGGCGACTGATCATGGCGATAGAACGGCGCTTCCTGCGCGTCGTGCGGGTCGTCCGTGACGCTCGCTGTATCGTCGGCCCACTTGGCGTCGATCTCGTCGAGCGTGAAGCCGGGGAACATCTCCTGGGCTTCGTCGGCGCCCATGTCGCGCACGCGGAACATGCGGCGCGCATCCATGAGATTGCGCTTGCTCGCGTTCATGTCCGCGTACATTTCGAGCGCGTCAATGCGGCGCACGATGCACATCCCGTCAGGATCGTCCTCGTACTCCATCTGCGTCTCGGTCCAGCCATAGCCGCAGATCACGGCATCGACGAACGCGTCCGATTCTTCGTCCTCGGCGTTGCACTCGTCACGCGCCCACTTGGCCGCCTCGGTCAAAAGCTCGTTCACGCCAGCTTGCCCGAGCCGCCGCGGGATATAGCGCACCTCCTGGCGGTTGGCGACTTCCATCCCGCTCACGGTGTCGATGACCGGCGCAATGCGGTTGAACGTGATGATTGGGCGCAACTCGAGGCGCATTTTGGCCGCGTCTTCAGCCGTCCACTGGTCCCCTGCCACGAACGCGTAATACTCGCGCGCCTGGATGCGCCAGTCGTGCGAATGGTCGGCATCCTGGCGAAACCATTCCTTGAGCTGCTCGAATAGCGAGATATCGCCTAGCAGCGATTGGCCTTCGGCGGGCGCTTCGGTTGTTTCAGCCATGTCAGGCGCTCATCCAGGAACCGGTCTGCCGGCGGTGACGCGAAGGGGGCGGGAGATCGGGCTTGGCGTAGCGCAGCATCATCAATGCGTAACGCGAACTCGAAATCAGGTCGTCGAATTCCTTCACGATGATCCCGTTCTTGCGATGGTAAAGGCGGAACTCGTCCATCCAGCCAGATAGGTGCTTGAAGACCTTCCAGCGACCGGTCAGCATGCGCTCGAGCATTTCCGTGATGCCAGCCTCCACGCCGTTTGAGCCATCCTCGAACGTCGCGCGGTTCTCCAGCATGTCCAAGCCGTGCTCCCGATATTTCTCGGCGAGTTGATCGCCAGATCCCTTGTCGTGCTGCAAGCCATCGTGCGGCCACGCCCACGGCAGACGATCGCCCCACGGACGCAGCGCGCCGGCGTGGATGAGCGGTGTTTGCTCGCGCTGCTTGTACTCGCTCGTCACGTAGATGATGTCGTCGTCCGCGTCGTGCGCCAGTTTCGTTGCCGCCGTCGGATGGTCCCACCCAAAGTCGAGGCCGCCGATGCGCTTCCAATGCTTCGGGACTGGGAACGCCTCGCACGTAATTTCGTCGTCCGCGATCGGGAAGACACGTCCTGAGCCCAAGATCGGGATTCCCTTCGCTCGCGCATCGCGCTCGTGCGCCGGGTAGCCAGCAATGATCGCGTCGGCTTGTGCGCGCGAATAGACGTACGGCACGGCGTCGTCGATCGTCGCCCGCACCACATGCCGGGTCATTGCATCTGCTCCACTTCGCTATCAGCCAGGAACAGCCGCACAACCTCGGACATGCCGAGTAGCGGCGTGAACGTGATGATGTTGAAGACGCCGCGCTGGCCCTTGTTCGTCCGCGTGCGTCCTTCCGAGTAAATGTCCATCGGCGGCTCTTCGTCGAACCACACGCCGTCCACCGTGTCGCCCTGCCACTTCTCGCGGCCCTTTTCGTAGGCCTTGAAAAGCACGATCGCAGAATCGGCCTGAACGTCGCCCCCCCCTCCGTGGCGCACGACGATGCTGTCCAATGCGTCTGGCGTGCCGCGCGACGATGTGTAGTCGAGCAAGCATTCCTTCGGGATGGCACCGGTGCCCCAGTCGTCCTTGATCTGCGGCGGCCCAACGAGAATTCGCTGGGGGTTGTCGCGCGTCGATTCGCCCGTCACGCCAGCCACCCACCATTTCGGCGCGCGTTCAAACACAGCCCCTTGCCACCAGTCCGGATAGCGTCCTGTGAGGTGGATGGACGTTTCGAATCCCCCTGCCCACGTCTTTCCGAGCTGATTGCCGGCCATGAATAGGCGCTCACCGTGCACCGCGCCTGCTGCGTGGAACTCGCGCTGCTTCGGGTAGGGCACATAGTCTCGGAGTCGGTTAGTGCGCGAGCGGTCGTGCTTGGCTTTCAGTGCTCGGGCCAGCTGCATCTTTAAGCTGGTCATATCGAGCAATTGCGCCTGCGAGCTGTCCGATGTATCGGTCAAGATCTGCATCGCTCATTTCCTCGATAGGATCGACCTTCACTTCCAACTGCTGCGGCAGAATCGATGCGATCACCTTCAGGTAAACGGCTGGCTGCTTCTCGCGCACCGTCGCGATGACCTTGGCTCCGTGCTGTTCGAAGTCTGCATGCAGCTTTGAAAGGAACTCCTCGCCGAGCTTGTTGCGCGAGCCCTTCTGTCGCCCCTTTGGGTTGCCAGACTGACCGGGCTTCCACCAATGCGCCGGAGTCTGCTCATCCTGTGCAGGAGCACTTTTAGATTCAGCGGCCACGGCCCGATTTCCCCTTTCCGAGTACCCGATTGGCTTTGGCGTCGATCCGTGACTCGGTCGATTTCGACATGCGCCCGGCATTGACCGCCTGCGACGCCCGAGCTTTCGCGTTCGCCGCGTGGCTCTTGTCCGGCATCGGATAAGCGCGCTTGCCGGGCTCGCCGAACGAGGATTTCGGCAGCTTGTTGCGCTTCGCGGTGGTCAGCTTCGCCATTTCGGGCTCCAAATGCAAAAGCCCCGCGGGTCTCAAACCGGCGGGGCTTCGTTTTCTTCGGGGACAGGTTCCCCTACCCGCGGATCATAGGCTATTCAGCGCGGGTTTACAAGGGGTCGATGAGAAATCGCGCTTCAAGCGCCGGGCGCAGGAGCGTCTTGGCCCTGGCGTACTCGTCGGCGAGCGATCCGGGCAGGCGGATGGACGACCACACCTTGGCGCCGCTGAACCGATCGCGCATTTCGGTGTTGATGGCGATGCGCGCTCGGAGGTCGATTGACGCAATGCAGAAATCAACCGATTCGGATATGGCGTCGCGCGCCCGATCCTCTGCGGCGTCCGCGAGCTCGACCGAATCGCGCCATCCTGATCGGTACTCGCCGAAGCCGGCGGCAGTGTCGGCATAGCCCTTGACCGGCTCCGATTCGTGCGACCACCACCACCAATTCGCGAGCAAGTCGTCGATCTCGTCGTTTGCGCTCATGGTGCACCCCGTTTGCATCGGCTCAATCGAGCATGGTGAATTTCTGCCCGACCTGAACGTTCGCCCATGGCGGTTGTGGCAACACCGCATGCTTGCAGTCCGTGCAGAGTTTCATGCCGCGCTCCGCTGACCGAATAGCGACCTGCCAGCCAGAGAAACAAGGAACCAGGCGGCAGCGAAAAGCCAGAAGCCGGGGCGCACGAAGCCGTCCGGCCCGTTCGCCCATACCTGCGGGACTACCCATAGCCATAGCTTCCAGACAAGCCAATCAAAAGCGAGTAACGCCGCCACAATTCCCGAAAACGCTCCTAACGCGATTCCAATCTTCATGTCCATTTCCTCCGATTCGTTTGATGCCCAAGGGGTCTTACGCGCAATGTCCGCTGCCCCCTCGCTACTGCGGCGGGGGTTATTCGATGACGCGCCAGTCGTCGGCGAGGCAATCCGTGACGCTCGGCACCCATGTGCTCACTCGCTCA